ACCAAATGGAAAATGATTCCACGCGTTTTACTTGGGTGCAGAGACAGGACTCGAACCTGTAGCCTCTTGGTTATGAGCCAAGTGAGCTGCCTATTGCTCCACTCTGCCACAAAGTAACAATCGTCGGCGGTGGGTGCAATGTTATGATCGCTGATGTCACAAGACCGCACCTCTCACCGCCCAGACTCTTACAGTACCATTTTACTACACCCAAAACGGACAAAACGGACAAGTTACCAACTGTACCGTATGCATTGCTTCCTCACACCGTCGCCCGTATTGTTGCCGCCGATTTCCTGAGCTATCCTCGTCCAGCTCCAACCCTTCACCAGCTTGCAGTGGATCAGCGTCTTTATGTACTCATCGGGCACTGCCTTGATCCCCTCAGTGAGCTGAGTGTAGAGCACGTTGAGCTTCTCTTCCTCAAGTATGACCTGCTCCACGCTCATGCCCACCCTGTCAGACGTTCCGCCGCCGTGCCCGGCTCCGTCCGCAGGCACATTGACGTTTACAGCCTTGTCCCTCGCCGCAGCGACTTTCAGCTTCTGGGTGTCGATCTTCTTCCTTATTCCTTTCAGCTCGTAGTAGGTCAAGCTTGCTCCTTCTTTCCGTATGACATCTTTGCGCCGCAGTGAGGGCAAAAGTTATATCGTATTGTTTCATCAACCATAGTTATCATTCTGCATTGAGGGCAGCGCAGATTAAGCACATTTCGATGAGGGTATCCGAGAGCAGCGTACTGTTCTCTTGCATTTTCAAGGTCTATCATCATTCTTTCCCTTCTTCGATCCACTGCAATTTTATCATCCTTCGTTTCAATATGTAGTTTTCAAACTCCAGCCTCTCCCCATCCGACAGCGGACACCAGCTCGGGATCTTCTTCCAACGCTTGAAACGAAGATACAACTCGTGGATCTCCGGCTCGCTTATGTCCAGCCTGTAGCCGTAGGGATTGTCCTTCAACAGCCTTATGCTCATCCGCTCTCATCCCACTCAGGCCCCAGCATCCCGCTGTCCTCATATTCATGCAGGTCGTAGGCCGGCTTGATGACAGAACACTCCTTCCGGTACTTTCCCGTCTGATCGTCCTCACAGAGCCACATATCCACATAAGCTTTTGCCGCACTGACATAGCCCTGCTTGTGGGGATTGGCTGTCAGGTATTTCCTCAGCTTGTCAAGGGACTTATCCACGTCCATATCAGGGTACGTGTGTGTAAGGTTCTCATAATCCTCCTTTGGCAGGACATAAGTGCCGTTTTTGCAGGGAATTGAAAAGCCGCTCGTACACACTTTACTTTCCTTTACTTTACTTTCTTTTACTTTACTTTCCTTTGTGGAGTTATTCTCGGATTTATCGGGTTTTTTCTCGGAATAACCCTCGTTTTTCCCGGATTTATTTCCAGATGAGTGCAGTTTAATAAAGGTTTCGGTTTCTTCTTTTTCAAGAAGCCAGAACCTTTCATTTACGGATACAGTCTTTTTTAAAGCTCTCTGCTTTATCATAAGCTGATACCGTTTCTGTATTCCTGCGGAAGTAATTATCTTGTCCGTTGTAAAAAGTTTGTTGTCAAACAGTGACCGTTTACAAAAGAAGTTAATTATCTGTCCTATTTTCTCAGGTTTCATCTGCAAATCATCAGCGGCAATATATAACATATCCTCATTGTATTCTGTGTAATATCCCTGACTGTAGATCAACGTCAGCAGATATAAATACAATAAAACCCCGCCCGCTCCAAAACGCATAAGCGTAATACGAATTTTCAGATTTTTGAAGAAACCTACATCAAACGGAAAGTAGTCAAATCCGGACTTTATCGGTCGCGCCATTTCCACCTCCTGCGCTCAGTGACCGCTACGGCAAGTGTGCACCCCTGTGCAGTGACCGACCGTAAAAGTATGAGCGACTTTAAACACATTCAGTGACCGATGCGGAAAGTTTATGCCCGAAGCACAGTGACCGTCCGCATAAGTGTGTATGACTTGAAATGCAATTTAAACAAAATCCAGACATCCAGTGACCGGCATAGCAAGTATGAATCAGTGACCGGCTATGACAGTATGGATATCCTTTCACCCTGCACAAAAAAGGGCTAAAATTCGACCCCGAAAGGTCACATTCCCGAAAAGTTTTTTCAGAATGGCAGATCCTTTTCATTCGGCAGTTCTGCAATGCTGTCGATATCTGACGGAGTCGCCTCCACTGCCGGAGAGCTGCTTGTACGCTTTGTACCGGAGCCTGAGGCTGAGCTCTCCTGCTTTGAGTCGCAGAACTCGACATTCTCGGCCAGCACGTCAAAGGTGTAGCGTTTGTTGCCGTCCTTGTCTGTGAAGCTGCCGGTCTGGATCCTGCCCGTGAGAGCAATGCGCCTGCCCTTGCTGAAGTATTTGCAGATAAACTCAGCGGTCTGACGCCATGCCACAATGCTTATAAAATCGGCCTGCCTCTCCTCGCCCTGCTTTGCGTAGGCCCTGTCAACCGCTAAGGTAAAGCGGGTCGTCGATAGACCGGACTGGGTCGCTTTCAGCTCCGGGTCGGCGGTGAGCCTGCCGATAAGAGATACGTTATTCATATTCCTCACCTCTCAGTAATTCGATTATCCTTTTGCCCGTCCGGGCTTTAGTGCAAAAATAGAATTTTGTATCGTAGCGTTTTTCTATGGTGGAAAGTATCTTGTAAAGCCGCTCTCCCGAAACGGCAAGCGGAGAGGTGCGCAGACGGGGATTTACCCACGACCTCACACCCTCCAAGGTCTCAATACCGCCGCCATGCTCCACCAGGAACACAAGCCTTATGCCATACTCCTGCGCCCGTTTCAGCTCGTTTATGAAGCGCTGGTGCTGCTGACAGACATTGCTCACAAGCTCGTTCAGATTCTGCTTCCGGTCGATGCAGAACCGGGCATTGTCAAGGCTGCAATAGTCTCCACATGACAGCTTGCTGATAAAATGCTTGACGCCCTGACGGTCAAATTCGGTCAGTATCTTCTGTATCGCCTTGGGTTTTTCACGGCTGTCAATTTGTATTGTCAAAATTCAAGTCCTCCAGTGTGATCGGCTTTGTCAGCACCTTCGTAGCCTTGCACCAGTCGCATTTTTCACAGCGCTCAGGCTCGATAACGCCCTGCTTGATGGCGTCAAAGCGCTGCACGTTCTTCCGGAACCGGTCAAGCTGGAAGTCAAGGAACTCTTGCCCGATTTCAACGATCTCGATGTCCGGCTCCCTCTCCTTCGTCACGGCGGCAAGATAAAACGGCAGCCTTTCACCGGTGTTCTGCCGGACGATCTCCTGATAGACTGCACCCTGCAGGTCATACTCCCACGCTTCCACCCAGCTCAGGCAGCCTTGCCCCGGTTTGTATATCGGTGCAAAGTCCTTCATGCACTTGAGATCAACTATCATCCTGCCCGGGTGGTAGCTGTCCATCTTGATCTTTACCGGTACGCCCTCGATCTCGCCGGTCATGATGACCTGGCTCTGACCGCTCATATACTCCATGAAAAGGGCGTCCTGCTCCACCCGGTTTATCATTTTTCCGGCGTTTATGTATTCGCTTTTAAGTGTGCCGTCTCGCTTGAAAAGCTCCGGGTGCTTTGCCTTGAACACATCAAGTGTCCCATCAAAATGAGCATCCACGTAGGAGCCGACAAGCAGCGCCGCCGTTTTTTCACGCTCATATCTTCCCGAAAGCTCGGCAAGTGCGCAGGCAGGACATTTGTCAAATGCCTTGAACTGGGACACACTCATATATTTCCGCTGGTTTTCGGGGCTGAAATAGTTTTCATTCGTCAGCATTATGCTCCACGTCCTTTTTGACTTTTGCGGCGCATTCGGCGCACAGGCAGCGACCGTATTTCTTCGTTGTGTAGGCTGCAAGCTGTGTCTCTGTCAGACCGCTGGCAGGGCTGAGAGCTTCACCGCAGCTGTCACAGATGAAGTCGGGGGCTTCCTGCTTCTCTGCCGGAACGATATTCCTTATCCGCAGAGCGTCAACGATATCACCGAAGGCTCTCACCTGCTCGACTCCGACCTGTATCTTCTTTCCCACCCAATCCTCGATGTAGTTGGTCTTGTAGAGCCTTGCGATCATCTTCATATTGGTGGAGTTCAAGATCATGGGCTTGACCTTCTCATAAAAGTAGCATACAACGCAATCGTCCTTTTTCCCGTCAGTGCCCGTCACCTGCTCCTCACGGACGTTCCTGATCGTCAGTATCAGGTCCTTGCCGTCCTCGATGGAGTAGGCTCCGAGATAGTTGGGGTTTGTCTAGCTTTTTCCAATGTGTTTTCATATCCGTCACCTCACAGCTCCGTCACAATAAGCTCACTGTCGTTTGTGGTGCGGGTTGCGATAAACTGCAGACCCTTTTCCCTGCACCTGCTGTAGAGCCTCTCGCGGCTTTTGTCGTCAAGCTTTTCCGCACCGTCGATGAGGATGATCTGTAAGCCCTCCGGCTTGCTGATGGCAATATCGACGCAAAGCTCCAGAAGCTCACCGTCAGAACGGTTTGAGATGGGCAGGCCGTGAATGAGAGGGATGCCGTTTTCGACGGTCAGACCTTCCACCGGCAGCTTGGCGCTTTCGAGTATTCTTCCCGGGAGCGTCCTTGCAAGCTCTATCTTCCGGGTGTATTCATCCGAGTCGGCTTTAAGGGCGTCAAGCTCGCTTCTCATGGTCATCATGCGGTCATACTCGTTAAGATGACGGATCATTGCTTTTGCTTCGCTGATCTCTTCTTCCAGCTCGTGAGTGGGGATGATCTCACGCTCCATATACTCCTGTGCAATGCCCACATCCTTGTCAAGCTTTGCCTTTTTGGCTTCAAAGTCCGCTTCGATCACCGACCTTTTATCATTGAGCTTATCATCAAGAGTGCCTAATTTTTCTCGCATGGCACTGATCTCCGCCGTCAGCCTTGCGATATCCGCCGTGAGCCGGCTGCGTTCCCTTTCGACAGCGTCCTTTGACGCAGAAAGCGATATATCCCTCTCAGCCTGCAAACCCCTGAGCTTGTTGCTGTAGCTGTCATAGAACGCCCTTGCGCGCTCGATCTTGCTGTTGCTGTCCTTGATCTTCAACAGTTCCGAATACTTTTCCGAAAGGTCGAAGCTCCGCCATTTTTCGGCCTGATAGCCCTCCGGTATGTCTTTGGCGATATCCTCGATGAAAGCCAGCTTGTTTCGGATGTCGCGGTTTATATCCTGCCTTGACATGAAATATGTGCCCTTATCGCTCTGGATGTCGTTGAGCACCTGCAGGATATTCCGGCTGTAATCCACTCCCGGCGGTATCTCTCCAAACTGCTCTCTGATCCAGTCCAGATCCCAGTCGAATTCTATCAGGTCAAGGATAGCCCTGTTTTGCTCGGCTCTTGTCATTTGCGTGAAGGCTACCGGATCAAGCTGCAAGGGCGTGATGATGCTTTTGAGAAAGGTCTCCGGCTTCATGACCCTGTTCATGCCGTCCCTGACATTGATCGTGCCGTCCTTTTCTGTCCTTGCCTTCCTGTCTATGGTCAGATCAGTGTCCGTCTCGATGATGATCTCGCCCTCAGTCTCGCCGTTTCTGACGATCCAGTCCCGCTTTGAAGTATTTGTCAGAGCATACCGGATCGCGTCCAGCACCGATGTTTTGCCTGAGCCTTTCGGACCCGTGATCTCAACGCTTTTGCCGCTCAGCTCTTGTTCGGTAATGCCGAACAGGGAGCGTATTTTTATTCTGCTTGTCCTCATATTATCCTCCGTACTGTTCAAAGGTTAACTGCTCACTGCTGACAGGGCGCATGGCGTATTCATTCCTGAGATCGTCCCAGGTCATTTCATAGGCGCCCTCAGCCTTGCCTTTTCCTCTGCTTTTGCCTGTATCACTGAGCTGACCTTGTGCTCGAATTTCGGCATGATGACGTCACGCACTCCGTCGGGTGCGCCCTCGTCAATGATGGACGTTCTCAGGAGGTCTATATCAAGCTTCAGGGTCACAGTCGCAGTATCGCTGTTTCGTCTCATCATACTGCCGACGGTCCTGATAAGCAGCCGGTCAAAGTCGTTTCTCAGTGTCTCAAAGGCCTCTGCGTCAAGTGTGAATCGTTCCATTTTGCCCTCCTACACGCTGTGCTTCAAAAGCCACGACCTGGCGGCCTGTATTTCCTCTATGCTCATGCTCACATACAGCCCGTTGTCCATCGCCACGATGATGACAGGACCCTGTATGATGCCGAAGTCTGTCATCAGGTTCGGTTTTAAGCCGCCATAGTTGTTTATAACAAGAAAGAGCCTGCCCACACCCAGAGCGACCCTTGCCGATGCTCCGGCCACAGTGCGGTTAAAGGCTTCGATGGTGCCGTCGATCTTTACGATCTCGGAGATCTCTCCGGGCTTCTGGATGACGGCTTTGATCTTGTTCGTTTCCATTGCTTTGCCCTCCTATATCCTGTGGTTCATGAGCCAGACAAAAGCGTCGTTATAGTCCCTTGGCGACATCTCACGGAGACCGTCAAAGCCTCTGTTCACGATCAGCACCATACCCCTGATGATGGTCTTATCAACAGCTATGTTCATGCGGTCATAGCTTTTCGGGTCTGATATCAGGCTGAATCTTGTCCCCAGGGTCTCGCACCGGAGCTTCTTGCTGAGGAACTCCTTCGGCACGTCACAGGCAGAAACGACCCTCGGAATTTCTCCGGGGCGTTTCATCAGGACCTTGACATCCTCGCTGTTTTTGATTATACTGTTGATAGAAAGTATTTTTCTGTTCTTCGTCTCGGGAGTGGCCGCTCTCGGGGCGATTTTCTTTTTATGTGTCAGCATTTTCATTCCTCCACGCTCACCACCATGCCCTCAGGCTCTGATGGTCTTACGGTTATCTCCACCTGTGCATACATCTGTACTATCCCAAGCTCGATGAGCTTCTGCCGGATCGCTGTTGTCAGCGGTTCCTCGTTAATCTTCAGGCCGCCGTCTGTAGTCAGGAAGCCCCTGCCGCTTGCCCTTACTGCTTTGGGTACGCTGTGCTCCTCCACGACTGCCGCTGTGATATCGGTCAGCTCCTCCGGCTCAGCCGATGGCAGGTCAACCGTCGGTATTGTCTTATCGTTAAACATATCCCTGTGCTTTCCTTTCGATTTTTCATCTCGGAGCTTTGCCTTTATCTGTGCCACCGTTCTGCCGTAGCGCTGTGCTAAATCCTCATAGCTTGCCCCGTCGAGATAAAAATTTATCAGCTCAACGGTCTCCTCATCGGTCATGCGCTGAGCGTATGCACGCTTTTCCGGCTGGTCTGCAGTTGGTGTTTCGGTTGGCATATCGGTTGGCGTATCAGCATTTGTGGTTGTTTCATTTTTTGCAACAACTGTGTTCTGATACTCTGCGATATCAAGCAGCTTAGGCTCGAATACCTCTGCATCAGTTCTGACATTGCCAAAGTAGATATCATAGATACAGTCATACAGCTCACCGCTGATGAGCCTTGACTCTTTCAGCACCTGAAACTTCACGTCGTCCGTGCAGTAACCGATGTTCTTCAGCTCGTTGGCTCTCCACACAAAGCTCTTGGGTCCTGCGTAGGCTGTGGCTATGATACGTGCCTTCTGTTCGTCGCTCAGACGTGCAGGGTCGTCAATGGGAATTATTCTTGCTTTCATAGGCTCCTCTTGTCGTTCGGGCAGTTTATTGTGACGTCCTCCGCTCTTGCCCCTGCTCATTCCTCATCCTCCTGCATCTCAAGCAGCTCAATGCCGCGCTCACGCCATTCTTCCAGCGGTCGGCATATCCGGAACAGCGTTCCGATCACTATGCGCCCCAGCGCCAGCAGCAGGCAAAAGCCACCCCCAAGCATCAGCGCCAGCAACAGTCCGCTCAGTCTTGTCATTTTGTCGTCCTCCTCATTTTGTAAAATTTCAGCCTGTATGGTCCTCAATCTCTCGTATCTTCTGTTTCAGCATACTTTCATAGTAGATCTGACTGATCTTTTGAAGTATCTGTGGCAGTTCTTCCTTTGGTCTGCAGTAGCTGTCATCGGTGTATGACTTCCATCCTCCAGGTCCGTTGTCAATGGTCAGTCTGTCCACGATTGCCATAGTAACATCTCCTTTCAGTCATTTGTATGCTCGTCCTCCGACATATACCCACTCCCCGCCCCAAAGCTCATGGATAAGCTCCCGGCGATATTCGGGCTTTTCGGCGCCGTCTCTCCTTCGTGGCGTGGCACTGCTTTCCTCAAACAGCCGCTCCACAGGCCAGCCTCTTTCAATGCGCTTATAGACCATGCTTGTGTTCAGCCCCTTTTCCCGGCACCACTCATACAGGCTCTTTTCAACACCGTTTATGGTGATGGTCGTTTTCCTGGGCATACTTTCACCTCCCCGGCGTCGGTAAACTCTTTATCTGCGGTCATTTCGTCACCACCCGTGCATCCTTGTCGGTCTCGATGTCCAGTTCTTCTACCTCGTTCACGCTAAGCATTACTTTCAGCGTCAGGTATCCCAGTACGCTCTTGCTTATCTCGTAGGTGCTGACGTGCGGTATCTCTTTGCCGTCTATCTCCAGCAAAAACTTGTCCGCTGTGTCTATAAGTCTTACTTTTGCCATTGGTTTTCCTCCTCTTTATTTTCCGGAAAGTCTTCATCAAACAGTGTTTTTACCATGCTGATAAATTCTCCCCTTTGCTCCGGTGTAAGCTTATCCGGGTCAATACCAAAAAATATTAAGTCTTCCGGCATCTTCACACCTCCCCGGCGGTCACATTTTGTGTTGCATTACGCAACCCGCTAAGCAAAAAAATAAGCCCCAAATTCACCCGCATCAATTTCGAGCAACTTGGCAAGAGCCTCAGCCTCGTTTAAATCGAAAGGACGAACATTATTGATCTTCTGATTTGCTGTTGGTTGGGCAATCTTAAGCTCTCTTGCCACATCTGCCTGAGTTATTTCCTTCTCTTTCATTCTTCCCTTGAGTTTGTTTGTGTTTATCAAGCTGGCACCTTCTTTCTCTTCTGTTGCACTACGCAACTCTTTTATCCATATATTACACTACACCTCCCACTTTGTCAATAGCATTTTGCAACTTTTTAAATTATTTTTTTTAAAACATATTGCATATTGCAATTTATTGCTATATAATTAGACTAAAGGAAGGTGACTCTAATGGACAAGAATAAAGAAATAGGTTCGAGAATACGCCAAAGACGCACCGAAATGAATATGACTCAAGAAGAACTCGGTAAGAAATTAGGATTAAATAAATCCACTATACAAAGATATGAGATTGGTACAATCGCAAGCATAAAGCTGCCTATCCTTCAAGCTATGGCAGAACAACTGTGTGTCAATCCTGACTGGTTAGCTCTAAAAACGGATGTGATGGAAAGAAAGGAAACTCCACAAGAAGCAAAAAAACATCCCGAACTCACCCCCATCGAATACACCCCTACTCACAAAATACCTGTGCTGGGACGCATATCAGCCGGACTGCCGCTGTATGCAGAGGAAAATATCGAGGAATATATATATACAGAGCTCAACGGCGGCAATGAATACTTCGGCCTGCGCGTCGAGGGCGACAGCATGAACGCCGCCCGCATCTGCGATAATGATATCATCATCGTGCGCCAGCAGGAGCAGGTGGAGGACGGTGAGATCGCCGTCGTTATGGTGGGCGATCAGGACGCTACCGTCAAGCGCTTTCATCGTGAGGGGCGGAATGTTTTTCTTACCCCTCAGAGCTATAACCCAGTCCATAAGGTGCAGGTCTATGACCTCAAGGAGACCAACATCCGCATAGTCGGCAAGGTGGTGCAGGTGGTCTATCGCATGGAATAAAAAACCCACCGCCGGAGCGGTGGAGGAAGGAATGAAGGTATCAATGACATTTGAATGGGATGACAACAAAGAACAGATCAATATCAAAAAACATGGCATAGATTTTGAAACAGCAAGTCATGTTTTTATGATGATAACAGAATAGAAATTTATGACGAACTTCACTCCGATTATGAGGACAGATATATAACCATCGGTATGATAGATAAAACGACCTTTATTGCAATGGTAGTATATACAGAACGCGGAAGTGATATTATAAGAATTATTTCCGCCCGTAAAGCCACACCAAAGGAAAGGAGAACCTACTATGAACATTCGTAAAGAAATTGATGTAAGCAAGCCGCTCACTGCCGAACAAGTAAGAATGCTTGAAGATGCAGAGAAATTGCCTGTATCTTTTGATGAAGACTGCCCTGAGCTTACGGACGAACAGCTCAGAAGAGCTTACCGCGCTACCGAAAGAAATAATCAGTCCGTAACTGTCAGCCTGTCACCTCAGTCAATGGAAAAGGCTAAGTCGCTCGGTAAAAGCTATCCGACGATTTTAAGTCAGCTTTTAGAAAAGATCCTCAATAACAATGACCTTCTGAAAAAATGCCTGTAAAAAAACCGCCCTGCCGATATGCTGTGAACATACCGACAGGGATTTTCCGAATAATGATATCGAACTTACACAAGTCAAGTATAGCATTATTCGGCTCTGTTGTCAACGATTTGAAAAGGAGCTGACACTATGCCATATTGCATCTATCTGCGCAAATCAAGAGCCGACAGCGAGGCTGAAATGTGCGGCGAGGGTGAGACCCTTGCAAGGCACGAAAAGCCCTCACGGGCCTTTGCAAAGCAGTCAGGGCTTGACGTTGTTGCCATATACAGAGAGATCATCAGCGGTGAGACTATTGCCGCACGTCCGCAGATGCAGCGACTGCTTTCTGAGGTGAGCGAAGGGCTTTGGGAGGGCGTGATCGTCATGGATGTTGACCGTCTCGCAAGAGGCAACAGCATTGACCAGGGCATTATCTCACAGACCTTTCTTTATGCAGGAACCAAGATCATCACGCCCACCAAGACCTACGACCCGACAAATGAATTTGACGAGGAGTATTTTGAGTTTGGGTTGTTCATGTCCAGGCGTGAGTATAAAACAATAAACCGTCGTCTACAGCGTGGCAGGATCGCCAGCGTAAAGGAAGGAAAATATGTCAGCAACAAGGCACCCTACGGTTACGAACGGGTGAAGATACAGGGAGACAAGGGTTTTACCCTGCGGCCTGTTCCGGAGCAGGCGGAAACAGTAAAAAGCATATTTGAATGGTACACCAACGGTATAACACAGGCTGACGGTACAAAGAAGCCCATAGGCACGTCTCTCATAGCTCGTGAACTGAACAAGCGAAAAGTCAGCACTCACACCGGAAACGTCTGGACACAGCAGACCATACGGGATATGCTGATTAACCCTGTTTATGTGGGCAAGATACGCTGGAACTGGCGCCCGACAAAAAAGAAGATGACGGGAGGCGCAGTTGTCACCGAGCGCCCGAGAAGCACGGAGTTTTTACTATATGACGGGATGCACCCGCCTATAATAAGCGAGGAAACCTTCAGGGCGGCTGCATTGAAAATGAACAATAACAAAAGCCGGCCTGTCCGGGGAGACAAGAAAACTCAGAACCCCCTTGCCGGACTTGTGTGCTGCACTGTCTGTGGTCGCAAGCTCCAGCGCAGGCCAAATGATAAGACCCCTGACCTGCTGATGTGCCCCGCCCCTACTTGCGATAACCATGCGTCTTATCTTTATTTGGTTGAGGAGGCTGTTTTCGAGACAATCAAAAAAATGGTCCCTGGGGCATGAGCTGCCGGATCTCACCGGAAACAGCAGGCTTGTCACCGACACAACAGATGCCGAGACTGAGCTTTCGTCGATATTCAGCGCAGAGTCAAAGCTCCGCTCACAGCTGAACAAGGCCTACGAGGCTTTTGAAACAGGAATATATGATACAGCAGTTTTTAAGCAGCGCAGCACAGCACTTAACCAACAGCTGAAGGAGATCGAGTTCCGGAAGCAGGAGTTGAAAGCATCGGCCCGCAGAGCCCAGAGAAACAAAAGAATCATTTCTGAATTTATCCCGAAGGCTCAAAGGATTGCCGGCGCCTATTATAACATTTCGGACCCCCACAGCAGGAACGAACTGCTGAAAACCATCGTACACCACATTGACTACACAAAAGCAACACGAGGACACGGCCATGAATCTGACTTTTCAATAACTGTCTATCCCCTTATCCCCGTTGAATAGCTGCATACACTACTGATATCATTACGGAACCAGTTCTTCAGTGCCGTGATGATATCAATAAGAATACCCCCGCCAAAGTGATCTCTCACTCTGACGGGGGTACGTTTGTTTACATACTTACTTCTTAACGCCAATTTGTTACCAGAGACAGGGCGTTTTGCTATTTATTTCAGTATCTCATTTACTTTGTTCTGCACCGCCTGATAGTCATATCCTGCCTGATGTAGCAGGCGCTCCCGCTCATCTCCGACAGACCATTTTCCCTGAATAACTTCCTTTGCAAGTTCCTCAACGGACTTATTGCTGCATTTTTGGGTATAGTTCAGAGCGATCCAGCCCTTTACCCCCTCATAGTCCGTAAGACCCCAGCTATATTTTGTATCTGAGGTAATTCGGCTGATATGGGCAGTACATCCGCACGGGATAGCTCCAAGTATAGGATAGCTTGTTCCGGCACCAGAACGGATGTTAACTCCGTCGTCTGATTTTACTCTAACGTCAAAGTTTACGGCTTGTGAAGAATAGATCTGACTGATTTTATCTTTAGGCTGAGACCCTGTCTTTGTTCTTGTCTGACTTCCGGTGCTTTTGCTGGCTTGCCAAAACGGGCGATAAAACGCATATACGTCAGGGTTTGCCAGATATCTGGTCTTGCGCTTAAAGCAGGATGTTTCCGCCCAATTATAGCCGTATCCGTCAACATTGCCTTCAAGAGTAGTCATGACGTCTCCGTTTACAGCTTCGACAATGCCGACATGGCTTGCCGAAAACTTATCTATCGGGTTCGTGAAGGAAGCATAGCGGAACATGATATAGTCTCCGGGCTGAGGTGTTTTCTCGCCTTTGCGGAACCACTCCCCTAGCTTGCCGCTGTCCTCACGGGCCGCATCTGAGGCAAAGCCATATATGCCGCCCTGATACTTGCCGATGAAGCCGCAGTCGTTCATAATTGCCGAAATCGAATATGCACACCAATCCACGACAACTCCAAGACCAAGCTTTTTATTACATACATAATCACCGTTGAGCCCTATGTATTTCCTTGCCTGTTCAAGAAATTTTTCTCTGTCAGTCATTGCTATCATCCTCCTTAGAGTCTAACTCAGGCAGGCCTGCCAGAGATGTAAGCAGCGACAAAATTGCCGCCACCGCTGCCGTTGAACCAACTGTCAGCCAATCCACTGACCCGACAGTGGAGCCTACGCCGATCATAGCTATAGCTGTCTGTGCCATGGTCTTTATGGCTCTTATGCCGGCAGCTCTGAACCAAGCCTTTGTAATGCTTTTCATTTCTTTCCCTCCAGATCGCTGATTCTGTGATTTGCGACCTTTTGCCGCTCCTCTACAAGCTCCATGCGTTCTTCAAGCTTGTAGGTGCGCTCGATCACCTGATTATGCTTGTCCTGCTTTTTTTCAAGTTCCTTTATGCGATACTCCGTCAGCTTGCTGCTGGCGATGATTCCTCCGAAGGTGCCGACAAGTGACCCGACTAACGCAAGTATCGCACTGATAACCGTCGGATCCATCATCCCACCTCCATCAGCGTGTAAGCGTCCAGAGCATAATACCGCTTGCCATCAAAGGTGACAATAGATCCGGCCGTGACGATTGAGCAATCCATAAGGTGGTTGGTGGAAAAGGCACGGTTACTGGATCCCGTGACCACATAGGCTTTGTTGTTTATGTACTCAAGCCTGGTGGGATGAGTGCTGTCATACACATAGCCCAGGCGGTTGACCTTGGTGTAGGAGCTGGAATCGGAGCCGAGGATCGCCGCGTTGTAGACGCTTGAGCGCTGGTTTGCTGTATAGTTGACAGCATAGGCATAACCGTCTATATCCTTTGAGAACAGGAAGGACGCCTGCAGATCCGGATATCCGTTTGACGGCAATTTGTTGTAGCTACCGATAGAAAAGAGTATTAACTTATTGTTTATGTCGGATATCAGATTATAGCCCCAGGTGCGTGTAGACCGATTATTCCTTGCAAGATAACCTGATGAAAACAAAATAGTTCCAGAAATGCGCTGACTATTTACCGATGATATTGAATAGTTAGTAGTTGTCGAGTTATTTTTTCATTGCGCTTGAACCTGAGTGTCTCAATTCCGAAAAAATCCATATCAAATGTGCAGTATGAATCATTTACGGCTATCAGAGCATCGATATCCGCATCGCAGGTGATGCCGATGTTAAGAGCTGTCAAACTCGATATGAATGACTTTAAAAAATCCGCCTCCGTACCGCCGGAGGTGATGGTCTGAGTAATATACATAATGCTTCACCCCTTATACATGATGGTTATTCTTGGCGTCAGGACCGAGCTTGCGCTGATCGTGTTTTCCTGCCCTGATGTCAGCGGGACAGTAACCCCGGCATCCCTCATAGTCAGCGATCGTCCGAGAGTCAGAGGATAGCTCATCGGTATTGACTGGGTGACGGTACTGCCGTTACAGGTAACGCTTATAACTATGTTAAAGCTATGATATGCCACATAAGCCGATACGTTTGTCCCCTCCTCTACCATGATCTGATTGTTTTCGATCACTCCATCTATTACCGATGTGGTATACTCTGACCCAGCCCAAAGGAACAAGAGCACATATTTTGTCCCTGCCGGAGCGGTAAAGGTAACGCTAACAGTATCGCCACTTCTGACAACGGCTTCAGTATACGACAGTGCCGCCGTGCCCACTGTCGGAGAAGAGCTGTAGCAGCATATCCTGTGTCTGTTTCGTACTACCGACCCCGAGGGATTATAGATCGAAAAGGTATAGGTTCCCGGTATCAGCGGCATGAGCAGGCTATGACAGTTAGTCGTCCCGGAGCCATCAACGACGGTTCCGGTATTAAGATCGGGATACCGGCTGACCACCTGAGCATGAGCCTTGTCAAAATAATTGACAGTACCGTAGACCCCATAAAGCGTGTAGTCCTCTATCTTCGCACCCGTCGGCGTGATCGTCACCGGAACCGAACCCGTATAGACTGTAAGTGCCTCGGGATCCGCCGTTTGCGTTACCACCTCGGTCATCTTGTTTCCGCCGGCGTTTAAGGTTGCCCGGAAAAGACTGCCGTCAAGAGCTTTTATCTGATGGATAACACCTGTAAGCTTCATGTAGTCACCTTCCTTGTGATGGCTCTGAGGACGTTGAAGGGCGCTGTCTCGGTGACCTGATAGAACTCCCCGCTGTCGGTCTGCAGGCCGATGTCATACCAATAGCGTTCATCCTGTATCAGATCTGCCGTGTCAGAAGGCACAAGAGATATGATATAGCACTCCTCGTCAGTGTCGTAGGTTGCTGTTTTCTGTATGACGGGGCTTGCGTCCTCCGGATCGTGCCTTACCCACATCCTGACCACATCCTCAGGGTCGTAGTGAGTATTGCCGTTTTCGTCGATGATCACGAGGCCGATGTTCATTGTCGTGCCCCGTGGTATGTTGATTTCATAATCGTTCATTAAATTACCTCTTTCTCGCAGTGCCGCTCAGGAAGCTGTTGACTATCCTGTTGAGGGGCTTTTGCTTCGGTTCGCCAAGGGTCAGGGTCAGCTTTTTTTCGCTGGCACTGTAGTGCTTTGTGACCTCTGTTATTCTGGTGTTATAGTAGTTGCCTGTGTAGTCGTCCAGCACTGTCACCTTGTCCCCAAGAGTGTAATCTGTGCCGTATCCGGTGCCGTCCACCTCAATGTTGTAACCGTGGTTTTCTATGTTGTCGCTAACCTGGTCCAGGGCGTACTTGCTGTACCAGTCGTCGGTTGTAGCCACGCTGACGCTGACATTGCACTCACGCCTTGCTATGCCGCTAGCCGCAGTATTGCCCCTGTTCGTCACCAAAGTCACTTCGTCAGTACCGGTTGCATAAATGGCATTATACAGGTCGCTGACACCGTGCTCAAAGCTCTGGGTTATAACATTTCTGTGTCTCAGCGAGAAGATCACTCTCGGATTGACGCTCTGACTGATATTCCTTGCCGTGCCGTTCAGAGTGTAGACCTTAAAGGGTACAGTGCCGGATGCACTGTTCAGGTCGCCCCGGATGTCATAGCCGATGCCTGCGCCATCGCACAGCTCTGTAAAAATCGTTGACAGATATTCAAATCTTGCCATGTAGCTGTCGCCGCCAAGACCGGAAGCGCCGCCCACCCATTCAAGGGGCAGGTTCCGGATAGCGTCGCTGCCCGTCATGCCTATGCAGTTGTGGTCAAGATAGTGCTTCATGCACTGGGCAGTAGTACCCTCAACAACGTCATAGCCTTCGGCGCCTGCTGTCTGTGTGGCACCATAGAGAGCTATGCGGGTCTCCAGAAGACCCTTGCAGTCCTTGCCGGATAGGGTTATGGACTTTCCGTCATAGGTCAGGTTTTGTATCCACAGCCAGTCATTTTCGGTTCCGTCATCGAAGCAGATGAAGCCGTTAAGGGTCAGCATGGAAAGAAGCTCCGTGTCAAAGGGCAGTGTCAGCTCGAAGTCTCCGGGCTTCGTCCAGCGCTTGGTGTAGGTGTACTCTGCAAGCCTGTTTGTGTCGCCCTTGTGCTTGCTTGCCAGGGTCTGAAAAGCTCCGTTTTCCAGCACAGGTGTGTCAAATAGTTTAGCTATCATTTACAACTCCCCCTGTGAAAGCTCGTGATAATAAAGCACAGGCCTTTCGGTGCCGAAAGAAGTTCCGTGACATACAAACACGTTTTTTCCGTAGCGGATCATCGCCCGATCTGTCTGCGCTGAAGCGTCCACCCAATGGCTGACGTTGTTTCCGTTTGAGTCGGTTATTTTCAGGGTCTGCACGTTGATCCACAGCGGGAACTCCCTTTCCGTACCGCCGAGCGAGCCTTTTACCTTGAAGGCATCCACCGCAGTGCTCCAGGGATCGCTGTGCCGCAGCTGGTATTGTACCTGGAAGGTCAGGTCTGAGCTGTTGGCAGGAAAGTATATCCTCGGCGGAATGTCGAAGGAACAGAATGATGTGATCGTCACGGCGTTTGCATCGAGGGTGACTGCCCGCTCAGCTCCTGCCTTCCAGTAGGGAAAATCGGCAACAAAATCTACATCAAAGCGCCACACACAGCCCACCGCCTCACGCTTGAAGGTGGGCAATGCCTGAGGGCGGCACTCTATCTCGTAGCGGTTTTTTTCNGTAAAGACCGTCAGGGTGCCCTTGACCTTTGGGTTAAACGCACCTGTCAGAAACCGCCTCATGAAGCCGTCATCATCCCGGTCGAAAAAAGCCAGGGTGCAGGGTATCACCTTCGGAGACAGGCTGACATCAACGGTGTTCTGCCCGTCGGCACCAGCCAGGCCGTAGGTCGTGAAGCTTGCACTATTTCCTGTCATGTCGATGTATTCAAGAAGAGCGTCCGGTTGTCAATGCGCAGGGTCAGTTCCGA